GGGGCCTTGTGCCCTCCCGGTTTTCAGCCATCCACGAGTGGATGGAGAAAATACATAGATATGTAGAATAAGGATTTCTTGTGTAGACGCTTTGCTTTATTCAAACTAAGAATCATGTTAGACCTTCTTTAACAAGTTCTTGGCTAACTAAATTAAGAATTACGATAAACCTTCTTTATCAAGTTCTTGGTGTCGTATTAAACTCAATAGATCGAATGTTTTATTAAGTTTTGTTCGATCAAAAAGTTATTTATAGGTTTATGGAGCCTTCTCTCCATTGTACCTGTGTGGTATGAGAATATTTTAGATAACAGAAGACGAATTGCTCTTCTATTAGGCTATATTCACTATTCACTACCATAGTTTGACTAACTATGTGTAGAAGCGTGTTTATTTCCTTCTTATAATCGAATTGCTCGAAAGTAAGAGAAAGCAGTGTTCGACTGCTAGTCAAGTGTTCTTGTAATGTTTAACAGACGTTACATGTTACACTCTAAACCAATCAAATTGTTTCTCAACCAAATAATCAGATCGTGGATGTCGCTAAACATTCCACCGGGGCGTCTTTACCCGATATTGAGGACTTGACCATGGCCGAACCATGTACCCCACCCTTTTTTGTGGTCGAGCGTTGTCGACCAGTGTGCCAGTTGGCATATGATAGTAGTGGATTTGATAGACATCTGCCCTTAGATAGGCAGGTGACTAACGATCCCATTGTCCATAGATGTAAACGTATTAGTTTTAATGATAATATTGTATATATAGATTCAGAGAGGAAGGGGAAAACTCCCAAGGAAATGAATCAACCAGAACGTGTGACTTATTTTAGGAACAGATCACCTAAGTTTGATCGTCAGATTGAACTTTTGGAGATTCGTGGTGTTGACTTCCGTGTCTCTTCGGGAGGCGTTATTTATAATAAGATTTCTGTGTTAAAAGCAGAAGTCGAACATAGATTACGCAAAGATAGAGATAAAGAACGTGCTAATCGTCGCCGACGTAAGTATGATCCAGACCGTGTGATGTCTGAAATGGGTTTTGTAGACTCATTTTTATCATCTGACACATATAGTGACGGTTTGAGTGCTGTTGTAGATTTCGCTATGAAGCGGAAAATGGCATTGATTTTGCTTATGTTATCAATTTCGCAGGCCGAAAGTCCTGCTGAGATTTTTAGAATCGTTGCCCCCAGTGCTTTTGCATTTGGAGGGTGGCAGACGATTTTGGGAATGAATGTTAAATCTGAAGCATCATTTGATACAACCCCTGAACGTAGCTTTCTTTCGACTAAGAAATTAGGCGTTTGTTTGGGTATAGTGTCTGTTTTGTTAGGATGGCCTCATTTGTTTCCTATGGACCAGTTGATGAATTATATTATGGATATATCAGGACTTCCAAGCGAATTTGCTTCGCTTAAAATGTTCAAGATTATAATCAATGAAGCATTAACTTTAGGTTCAAGGGTAGGTCTGAAGAGTGCAATTACTAGAATTGTTCAATTTACTAGTAGTCCATTGGATGCTTCGACCCAAGAGTTTTTAGAGCTCAAGGCATTACCAAAGATGACATCTTTCGGTTCTGTTTTATTAGGGGAAGGAATTCCTCCTAATGCTTTAACTTTTGCCGATTATTGTGCACGTTTAGATGAATTAAAGTACAAAGTTAGTACTTTATCTACTCATTGTTATGATCGCGGTATGAAAGCTAAGATTGGTGAATTAATTGGTCAGATTGATCAAGCGATGATTCCTACTTTGGCTGAGGCGCCGATTCCTATGCTATTCTTTGTTACTGGACCACCAAATTCCGGTAAAACACAATTTTGCGCGTGGGCTATGCAGTTATTAGAAGAGTTTTCAGGTGTGCAGTTGAGACAAGCACCAATGGATATGGCTAGTGAATTTCAAGATCGTATATTGTCCTTAGAGGCTAATGTGATCGTTATTGATGATGCTAATCCTACTACTTTTAGTAATGACACTCCGGGTTTTACGTGGGCTGGACTTCAAAGTCTAGCATCACCGTATAATGTTGGGATGCCAGCTGCCGATCCAAAGATGAAGAAGAAAGTTCCTTCAGACATTATGGCGATGTTTGTTAGGACAAATTTTAACCTCAAAGATATGGCCCGTAGTGCGGCTGTTGAATGGGGTAGCATTGCTCGACGTGTTGACGAGATATATGTTAAATTAGAGGACTATTCGCCGGATAAGCACGGCGATGATCCTGCTGATATTTTATATAGCCGTTGGAAAATTAGTATTCGTAAATATAGAAATAATATTAACGATGCTTTTGATCATGAAGATGTTCCAATAGAACGTTTTCCGGATTTTATTAAACGGAGAGTACATGTTATGCGTAATGAATATATAAGACGGATGTCTGTACGACAGCAGTCATTGTGTCCGTTATGCAAATTTCCTGGCATGCAATGTGCATGTACAGTTAGTAGTCAAGCTGCTTATAGATATAACGTTATGAATCATGTTTCATCTTACGTTTGTGATCTGAGTTTAGCCACTACTAGACAATCAATGTATGACATTTACCATCGAGTGATGTATGGTGTGTTAACAGGAGGTTGTTATTTATATATAGTTTTTGCCGGACTATTTAAACGAGACGTATCGTATATTAGAAGTAATTTTGAATATATGGATATGTTACGTGGTGTAGGAGTAACCAATGAATTCATGTGGAAATTCCTATATTACGTGTCTGGCACATTAGCTATATTTAGTACGGTGTATGGGATTACAAAGTTGATCCAATTTTTAGTAAACAGCAATATTACATCTGAAGGTGTAGCTGCTTCTAAGATAGATCCTATAGTTGATCCTAAGGCACCTATGAAGTTAGAGCATATAAGTATATTATCTCCATGGGGTGAAAATAATGAGCCCTATGATATGGTTGCTTGGTCGCAGCCTAAATATGCCATGGATTTGCGTATTGCAATTAGTTTGCAGTTCACAGTCGTGCGTAAGACGCAGTATGGTGAGATGAGTGTACAAGGTGTTATGCTCAATTATGAACTTGGAGCGATTCCACAACATTTTTTCAATAAAAACATGGATGAAGCTTTTGAGTTTGTAATAACTTTTTGTTATGATACGGTTGTTAAACGTAAGTATATTATACATTATACTAGACCTTTGTTAGTTTACGAAGATCCTGTTGATGATGTTGTAGTATTACATATGCGTATACCGGTTATACACGAAGTTCCATTAGCTGACCCTGAACTAGGTGAAGAGGTTTTTAAATATGACCCTTTAACCAAAGGTTTGGTATCAGTTGGTATATATACACCGCCGAAACTTATTAAAGTTGAGCATATATTGTATCGCGGCATTTTAGTGTCTCGATCCTGTATCCCGTATAAAGAACATGGTCCACGTAAATGTGGTCTATTAGTTTTTAATAAATGTGGACGAGTGCTTGGCTGGCATATTGCTGGTGATAAGACAGGTAAAGGATATTTTTCTTTATTTGCACGTAAGCTCCCTAAATATAAGCCGGGATTTGTTCTCGGATTGTTAAATGTTAAGGGAACTATGAAACCCATTGGTAATTTATATGAAGCATCTTCAATGAATAACGTGAAAGACGTTTGTTCAAAGATGACGGTGTTAGGTACGTTAGCTGTTCCTAATAAACAAAAAGATATAATGGTACGTACTTCAGTTGTATGTACTGACCCGCGCTATACTTTTTATCCTCCTATCCTTCAAGGTAAGGTCGTTAATGGTGCGTGGTCTGCTGTTGAAATAGAAGCAGTTAGTAAGTGTGATCCCGGAATTATAAGAGATTCTTCTGAGATTACAGAGATATTGAAAGAACGATACGTGCCCTGGTTTAAGGATTACTTTGCAAAAAGAGATCCTACATTGAAAAATCCACTCAGATTGTTATCTGTTATGGAATCTTTTCATGGTATATTCGCTGAAGACAATGATGGAATTAAAATTCCTAAAGTCGCTCGGCGTACTGCTATGGGTACTGATTATGTCGGTGTCAAAGCGGATTATTTAGATAACCCAGCTAGGATGGCACAAGTTGTGAAAGATGTAAATCGTTTTTATAACTCATTAAAACCTGGTATGCAAATGAACCATGTTAATAACATCGTTGGTAAGGCTGACGCAGTGGATGCCGAGGATAAAACGGCTAGAGGTATTTTTATTAATCCTTTAGTAATACTTATTGTCCTTCGTATGTACTTAGAAGGCTTCACGGAGTTGTGGAAGACCATTCCAGGTGTCGCCGTTGGTGTGAATTGTTTTGACTCAGATATTTGGTGTGAACTAAATGGAAGAGTGTTGGATTCTAATCCAGATAACATTTTCGCAGCCAATATGGATTGTAGTAAGTTCGATAAGTCGATGTCCTTGATGGTTATTCGCGCTATATTGTTGTTTATATATTTTATTCTAGCAACATTTGGTTCGTTTACGGAACGTGAATTAGAAGTATTTTTGGTATTAATCGATTATATTGATAATTTGCCTGTTTTAGCACATGGTGAGTTGTTGACTCCTGTGGCTCATAACACTTCTGGTTCGGCGATTACTACGTTGTTGAATAGTTTAGCTAGTGAAGCTATGGTTTCGCTGGCACATAAGGTGGTTTGGTTTGTATTACCACCAATTGGCACATTTGCTGTGTATGGTGATGATGCGCGTATTATGCGAAGGTCTTTACAAGAGACTCAAGCGTGGTTGGATGCGGCATTGATTACATACAGGAAGTATGGTTTTAAACCAGTGAATGCTGCTAATAAAAAGTTGCCCCCTTCTGTTACTACATTGAAACAGACTGATTTTCTGAAGCGTGGTATATATTATCATGCTGATTTAGATGCCTATACGCCGCCTCTTGCTTTGGAAAGTGTTTTCAAACAAGTTTTGTGGCATAATAAGCAAAGAGCAGATTGGGAGCAAGCAGTTCCAAATTCGATTAAATGTTCGAAGATGGAGTTGGCATTATGGGGTCGTGAGGTGTACGACCGTGAATCCGCGAAGTTTCCTGCTTTTGCGGAACATCAGTTTTCGTATGACGATTGTATTGCTTTGTTTAAGCAAGGTCGTTATGAGACGGAACTGATGTGGTGGTGATAACTGCCAATATATATAGTGTATATATGTAAACTAAGTTATTCGTGCGGCGCTGTTATTCGCACGTAAAGTTGAACCCAGTTGTTAGATATGTGAACGTTATAAGCATCACCTATAGGGTGCGCGACATTAGTATTTAATAGATATATAGGATATAGTATGTACATTTTAGGTTAGGTGTATATATGTATAAAAATGAACCTGCTACTGAAAATAATAATAATAGTAATGCAGACCGACATTTATTCGGTCAAAGTGTTGATACACAAGGTGTCGCCGATTTTATCGATACGACGCCTGATGTAGTTGATTTGAAGTATGATATCGTTGCTCCTCAGCGCGATACTCAGACTGAATTATTAGCTACATGGTTAGCTAGACCAGTAGAGCTCACAGGAGGTGTGTGGGCGTCTACGGTCGTTCCCGGAAATATTCCTTGTGCTTCTTTTAATCCATGGACTACATGGCTTACTAATCCGGCAGTTAAAAACAAGTTGAGTAATTTCCAATTATTGCGAGGTACTCTCCATATTAAATTCCTTTTGAATGGTTCGCCACATCATCAAGGTTTTGTTGGATGTAAGTATTTCCCTTATCAAGAAAACAATTTAAATTCAGGATATTATAATGTACAGCAGATGATACAATTACCTGGTGTGATATTGAATGTCTCCACTGATACTAGTGGTGAGTTTGTATTGCCTTTTTACTCACAAAAGAATTGGATAGATTTAGCCCCATTAGGGACATACCCGAATCTAGCTATCGAGATGGGTACGAATCTGGGAATTATTTATGTTGGACCCATTACGGCTTTACGCCATGTGTCCGAGCCTACCCCGCCATCCGTAGGTTATAGTATATATGCATGGATGACAAATGTAGAACTAGCCGTTCCTACTCCTTATGGTGTTAGTAGTGAAGGTGGTTTTACAGTTACTAAGAGTGGTAGTAAGCCTGCAGAGAATGGTGTCCCTTACGGACCCATATCTGGACCTGCTACAACAATAGCAACGATTGCTTCTAGATTAGTATCAGTCCCATATTGGGGATTGTATGCTAAAGCAACTGAGATAGGAGCATCTGCAGTTGGTGAAATTGCTAAATTGTTTGGGTTTTCTAAACCCTCTCTATTAGTACAAGGGATAAATAAGATTGGCGTGATGGTGAATCATGCTACAGGTATTGGTTATGATACGGCCAATAAGCTGACATTGGATCCCCAACAAGAAGTATCGATTAATCCACGTGCGATAGGTTTCGTAGAAGAAGACGCTATGACTATTGCACACATTGCGCAGAAGCCAGGATGGATTTCCACAGTTACATGGAATAGTACTGATGCTAGAGATAGTATTTTAGCTATTATACCAGTTAGTCCTAATGGTTATAACGTATCGGATATTGATGCGCGTTTTACGCGTATAGATCCTACCCCTTTATTTTGGCTCACTAGAGCATTTTTACATTGGAGTGGATCATTAAAGATGCATTTTAAATTTGCATCGACACGATTTCATAGAGGTAGAGTGCAATTGGCATATATACCTCGTATTGATGTTGCAATACCTAATTTAGATCTTACTAATATTACGTGGAATACCATTGTTGATTTGAATGAAGATAATGAAGTAGAGATCGTGTTGCCGTGGACACAAGCTTTGGCTTGGGCTTCCACAAAAGCGTTTGATTATAGTGTCTATGACCAGCCATATACTATTATGAATGGTTTAGTTGTGTTAAAGGTAATTAATCCGTTGGAGTCGACTGCCGCCACTTCCTCGATTGACGTCGTGGTTACTTTAGCAGCAGGAGACGATTTTAAGGTCAATAAACCTTATTCTCAATCCATCCAAAATTATTTTACTTGGTTTCGCGGTATGACCACTATGCCTGGATATCAGAACCAGTATGCTGATGTCGACTGGGATATTCCATTAGTTGATAATATTGCATATTATAGTATGCTCAGACCTGCACCAGCTCTGAGTCAGGGTGGTTTTACTCAAGTAGAATCGAACGAAAATACAGATAATGTGAATTTTGGTGAATCTATTTTGTCCATTCGTGGACTAATTAAAAGATATGCACCGTGGTTGATTGTAACGACTACGGAACATGATGGAAATTTATTTTCAATTGTGTTACCTGCACATCCTTATGATTATAGAAAGTTTGCGACAGCTATGAAAGTAGATGCTGCGACTAAGCCAACTATAGAATTCAATTATCAAACATTTTACACATATTTTAGATCAGGGTATGTGGGTGTACGTGGTGGTACACGATATAGATGTATTCTAAATGAAGTAGATAAATCTACGACTACAAATAGAGCACATGAACCGCATTTGTTATCAAGTGTTTCACTGTGTGACTGTGCAGCTCCGTGTTTAGATTCATATTTTAATGATTGGTCTACAAATTATATTCAAGGCAATGGTACTGCTTTGGGTGTGACAAGTGTAGATGGTGGTTCGGAATTTGAGGTTCCGTACCACACACCAGCCAATTTTATCCATGGTTCAGCAATGGACGATAGATACGGGCTGGGTAGTGTAGGCGAGTATACGTCGCCTAATAGTGCGTATGTAACTATGACGTTACCTTGGAGAGCTGAGGCAGCTGATTGGGAATATACTGGCAGGATTGAAGTATCCACCGCAGGTGCAGAAGATGCATCTTTTGAGTGGTTTTTTGCCGCTCCTAGTCTATACTGGATACAAGACGGTGTAGTCTTTGGACGCGATGCTAACGCGGTATAATAGCAATGTATATATATAATGTACAATATGAGCCCCCAGGCCGGGGGGCAGGTAGAAGGGCAGTTAAGAACTGCAAGCAGAGCCGAG